CAAAGAAGAACACTATGCTTCTTATAAAAATACCATAGGTAATAGGCTAAAGATATATGACTACGAAGATAGTAGTAGTACACATAGTATAGAAAATATACTCAAGGCTACTAACCCAGCTCTTATTATCTTTGACCAGATAGATAAGATAAAAGGTTTCAAGATGGATAGACATGACTTACAACTTAAAGCATTGTATCAATGGGCTAGAGAGATTGCTAAGATGCATGCACCAGTGATTGCCGTAAGCCAAGCTGGAGGCACTGGTGAGAATAAGTTGTGGTTAACAATGGATGATGTTGATAGTAGTAAGACAGCCAAGCAAGGTGAAGCTGACTGGATACTAGGTATAGGTAAAGAGTCAGACAATACCAGCAACATGAGATTCCTAAACATCAGTAAAAATAAATTGTTAGGTGATGCTGATACATTGCCTGACCTTAGACATGGCAATGCTCAAGTATTAATTAAACCACAGATAGCTAGATACGAGGAGATATAATGAGTTACTTAGTATTAGATGTAGAGACAACGATTAGTAATAAAGGTAATCCCTTTGACCAGAGTAATAGGCTAATGATGGTTGGGTTACTTAATGATAAAGAGATGGGAGTTTATGATATAGAATACTCCGTTGACCCCTACAAGGAATTGCTTGACAACATTCAATTAGCCGTGGATGCAGCAGATGTGCTTGTAGGGTTTAATATTAAATTTGATTTACATTGGCTTAAAAGATATGGTATTAATTTTAGTAAGAAAAGAATATGGGACTGTCAGTTAGTAGAATTTATTCTACGTAATCAGTCTGCGGCATACCCTTCGTTGAATGCCACAGCTGAATACTATGACCTAGGTAGTAAGCTTGATGAAGTTAAAGAAAACTATTGGAACAATGGTATTGATACTGATAAAGTCCCTAAAGAAATTTTAGCTGAGTATCTTAAACGTGATGTTGAGCTAACAGAACAAGTCATGAGTAAACAAATGGAAGAGTTAACTAAGCGTCCTGAACTTAAGAAGCTTATCTCTTTACATAACCAAGACTTACTAGTTTTACAAGAGATGGAATACAATGGTCTCAAGTATGACTATAATAAATCAACTGTACTAGGAGATGAACTTGATGAACAGATATCCAAACTTAATATTAAACTTAAAACTTTTCATTCTTACGATAGTTTTAATCCCAATTCTAACGACCACCTTTCTGTTTTTCTTTATGGTGGGATTATTAAGGAGCGTTATCAATGCCCCGTTGGACATTATAAATCTGGCAGTAAAGCAGGCGAAGTTAAGTATAAATGGGAAGAAAGAGACAAAGAATTCCAAAGACTAATTAATCCTTTGCCTAACACAGAACTTAAGAAAGAAGGGTTCTTCAGTACTAATGAAGATACTCTACGTAAACTTAAGCCTAGAACTAATTCAGGTAAAGAGATACTACAAATAATACTAACACGTGCTACTATGCAGAAGAGAATGTCTACATACTATCATGGGTTAGTTAATCTAATTGATGAGATGAAATGGAAACCAGATACAATCCATGGTCAACTCAATCAATGTGTGGCAAAAACAGGTAGGTTAAGTAGTAGTAAACCTAACTTACAGAACTTTGACGGAGAGATTAAAACACTCTTCACAACTAGATATGGAGAATCAAATGAGTAGAGACGACTACATTGGTGTATCTTCACCAGAAGAAGAAGAAGAGTGGGAACATAAAGAACAACAACAAGCTCAAGAAGAAGCGCATAAACATTTTGTTATACAAGAGTTTAGTCATCTAGTAATATCAGATGGTGCAGCATCAGTAATGGGACAGATGGATAAGGAAGCACACCATGACATACGTGCTGTTATACTACATGAGTACATGCAAAGATTATCATCAGCTAATTCAGGACTATAATATGTTATTAAATGCAGATGCAAAAGCTCTTGAATGGGTCTGTGCTGCTTATCTATCACAAGATAAGAAAGCTATTCAAGAGATACACGGTGAGATTGACCAGCATACAGATAATCAAACAAGGTTTGGACTACCATCTAGGTTAATAGCTAAGACGTTTGTCTTCAGATTAATCTATGGTGGTAGTGCATACAGTTATGCTAATGACCCTAACTTTAAAGAGATAGGTAATGAAGCATATTGGCAACATGTGATTGATGAGTTCTATAAAAAGTATACTGGTCTTAAAGAATGGCATGATGAGATATTCCTTCGTGCTAAAAAAGATAATAAGTTAGTGATGCCAACAGGCAGAACGTACGACTACTTACCTGAGATAAACTCTCAAGGTAATTTGAAATACCCACGTACTAGGATACTAAACTATCCAGTGCAAGGGTTAGGTGCTGACCTAATGGCAATCGCAAGAGTGTCATTACGTAATAGGTTAGCAGGTATTAAAGGTGTTGACCTAATCAATACTGTACATGATAGTATCATGCTTGACTATGATGAAAAGATATGTTATACTAATAGTATAGTAGAGATAGTTAACAACTGTTTCACTGATATACCAAAGAACTTTAAAATGTTATTTGGTAAAGAGTTCAACCTTCCTATGAGGGTTGATATACAAACTGGGTCTTCTTGGGGTAACCTAGAAGACGTTTAATAAGGAGAAGTTATGCAAGTAAATGTCGTTGATGTATCAAACTTAAACACACACACTGCTAAAAATGGTAGACAATATCAATCAGTAGAAGTGATGTATAAGAATGACCAGGGTCAAGCTCAGAATAAAAAACTTATGTCCTTCGCTAATCCCGCTGTGTTTAAAGCAGCTCAGGAATGGCAGAAAGGAGATGTAATACATGTAAGTACTGAGAAAGACGCTAATGGATATTGGCAATGGACAGCAGTAGGTGGTGCAGATGATACAACTGATACAGGTGGTTCATCAGCTCCAGCAACTCAAGGTAATGCAGTTAAGCCAGCAACTAGAGTTTCAGGTAGTAACTATGAAACTAAAGAAGAGCGAGCTGCAAGACAAGTAATGATAGTCCGCCAATCGTCATTAAGTAATGCCGTAGCTACACTAGGAATTGAGGGTAGCAAGGCAACAGCTAATGATGTAATTACTTTAGCTAAATTATATGAGCAATTTGTGTTAGCTGGTGAAGCTCTTGAAACACCAGACTATACACAAGAGCCTAGTGATATACCCTTTTAGGAGATTAATATGACTAAGAAGAATCAATTAACATATGTATCGCTGCTAGTATTTTTTTTAATACTAGTAGCATTAGGTACTTTAAATAAAACAAGGGAGTCTATTGTGTATGATGTTGCAGAAAATACAGTTATCATACCAAGCCTACAAGCTATGGATGGTACTCCTTCGTTAACTTTATTAATGTTACCAATGTTAGAAAAGTTACCAGAGATAGCACCAGTAGATATAGCTGAGCTACCTCATTTAACGTTACCACCTTTACAGGATTCATAAATGATTGCTTTAATTGACCATGATTTAGTAGTGTTTCGTTGTGCTGCATCAGCAGAGAATGATGATTTAGGTATAGCAATATACAGAGCTGATGCTTTACTAGATGAGTTGTTAACAAAGACAGGTGCTACTGAGTATAAGGCGTACCTGACTGGACCAGATAACTTTAGAAAGACTATCTATCCTGAGTATAAAGCTAATCGTACTGCACCTAAACCTATTCATCTAGAAGCCTTAAGACAATATGCTCTAGAGAAAATGGGTGCAGAGATGGCTCCAGATACACTGGAGGCAGATGATGCTTTAGGTATTAATCAAACAGATGATACTATGATTGTAAGTTTAGATAAAGATTTGTTGATGGTACCAGGAAAACATTTTTCATGGGAAATTAAAGGTAAAGGTTGGACTAAGCCAGATAAGTTTACAACACAAACTGAGTTAGGTGGTATGAAACTATTCTTTGAGCAATGTCTAAAGGGTGATACCTCAGACAACATCAAAGGTATAGAAGGCATAGGACCTAAGAAAGCTCAGGTTATCCTAGAGAATTGTCATACAGAACAAGCAATGTTTAATGCAGTGCGGGAAGCGTATGGCAATGACGAGGAGTTCATAATGAATGCTAGTGTCTTATGGATAATGAGACATGAAGGAGATGTATGGAGAGACAGATTTAATGCCTATATTTAAATCAGGACTTGAAGTTAAAGCTTGGAAGATACTAAAGAAACATATTCCAAGAGTTAAGTATGAGCCAGATGCAATACCATATAAGCAACCTGCGAAGGAGCGTAAGTACACGCCAGACTTTAAGGTTGCAAATGGTGTATACATCGAAGCTAAAGGTAAGTTAGACTTAGCTACTAGACAGAAAATGGTTTGGTTTAAGGATATGCATCCAAGGATTACAATAATATTTTTGTTTATGAATCCTGATAATAAAATAACCAAGCGAAGTAAAACAACATATGCTATGTGGGCTGAGAAAGAAGGGTTCATGTGGTTAGATTTTAGGAGAAACTGGATAGATGATTATCACAAACTTAGTAGAGAACAGTGATGGTAGTAATGATTTTGATTTTAAGGTAGATAAAAGAGAGAGTGAGTTTTTATTATCCTATGCTATCAAAGCCTTAATGAGAGAAGGAGTAATTAAGGCAGCCTTAGATGAGGAGTATGCTCAAGAGGTTGACCTTCCATTGGAGACTAAACACTAATGAAAAAGCATCTCGTGATTGGAGATACGCAGGTAAAGCCAGGCATTAGTCTGGCTTATTTGTCTTGGATAGGTAAGTATATTGTAGACAAACAACCTGATGTTATCGTAATGATTGGTGATTTTGCTGACATGCCTAGCTTGTCTAGTTATGATACAGGTAAGAAATCATTTGAAGGTAGGACATACAAAGCAGACATACGTGCTGCGACTAAAGGTATGGATACATTGTTAGCTCCAATGCATGCGTTAAATAAACGTTTGCTTAAAGCTAAGAAGAAACAATATAAACCTAAGATGGTACTCACTATGGGTAACCATGAACAAAGAATTAAGACTGCTATTGAGTATGATAGGAAGTTAGATGGTCTTATATCTTTTGATGATTTACAATATAAAGAATCAGGATGGGATGTAATACCATTCCTTGAGGTTAAAGAAATAGATGGTGTTGCTTACTCTCACTACTTTGCTAGTGGTGTTATGGGTAGACCAGTTACATCAGCTAATGCATTACTAACTAAGAAACATATGAGTTGCGTTGCAGGACATCAGCAAGGACATTCAATTGCTTATGGACAGGATGCGACAGGTAAACAAATGACTGCTATCATTAGTGGTAGTTGTTATTTACATGATGAAGACTATTTATCTCATCAAACTAATCAACATTGGAGAGGGTTATATATGTTACATAATGTAGAGAATGGTTCATTCGATGAGTGTGCTATACCATTACATTATCTTAAAAGAAAGTACAAATAAGTATTGACTTTTAGTAATATATGTGCTATAATATTAATATGAGTATAGCTTCTGAAGAACAGATAGGTGGTAATCATTATAAACAATATGCGATACAACCTATAGAGTTTATAGAAAAGAATAATATACCCTACATTGAAGGTAATATTATTAAGTATCTTGTACGTTGGAGAGATAAGAATGGTATACAAGATTTAGATAAAGCCATTCATTACATAGAACTATTGAAGGAAATAGAGAAATTTAAAAATGCTGGCTGAAGGAATGTTTATACTAACAGTATCACTTAGTGGTGATTATAATGACCTAGAGTTTGTTGGGTATTTTAATGACTGTCCTACAGCAATGGTTTATTTTAAAGAGAACTGTTCTAATCATGCAGCTGCTAGCTGCCTATTAAAAGAGTATAGCAATATGCCAAAAACCCATGTAGACCCTAGTCCTTTTGATTTTAATACAATCAGAGAATCACAATCATGTGGATTCGTTGGGGTAGAAGATGGAGAATTATTTATAAAGGATGATGATGCCAGGACCAAATGATACAAATGATTATGAAATTCGTGGTGCAAAATTAAAAACAAGTGTACCAAATAAAAAGTATGAAGATAATTATGACAGAATTTTTAATGGTAAGCCTAACGACAAGCAGTTTGATGAACTTAATAATAAAGATAAAAAGAAAGGTCGGTCATAGATATGGCGTTTACATTCAAAGACGTATGCGATAATCTTGAGAAACTAGATGAGGTTACTCTACTCGAAGTACTAGAAATTTCCG